ATGCTCACGGAAAAGCAGATTCAAGCCCTCAAGCCGCTCGATAAGGACTACGTGATTTCTGACGGCAGGACAGCCAGAGGTGAGGGGGTTTTGCTGCTCAAGGTGAGGCCCAACGGGACCAAAGAGTTTTACTTCCAGCGTCACGTTGGCGGTAAAAAGAAGCTGTCGAAAATTGGCGCTTGGCCTTCGATGAAGCTCACTGTTGCTCGCGACAAGTGTCGATCGGAAAAAGAGACCGTCGCCTCGATCGGTACGTTTCAGGAATTGCTTGATTCATATGTAGGCAAGCTGGAAGCCAAGGGCGCGGCCACCGCTGACGATGTTCGGTGGTCATTCAAACACTATGTCAGTGAGCCGTTCCCCGCGATGGTTGCGCGGCCGGTTTCACTGATTGGGCCAATGCACATTCGTGACATCATCGCTCGCATGATTGAAAGCGGTGTGACGACATACTGCAACCGTGTGCGATCGCAGTTGCATGCAGCTTTCCAGATGGGGTTGGAGCAGGAGTACAACCCGCGCAGTTACCTTGAAAACAAAGTGAAGTTTGGCCTGTTGAGTAACCCAGTCGCCAGCGTGCCTGTGCAAGCCGACTGGGAAAAGCCCGGTGACCGTGCTCTATCGCCAAAAGAGCTGCAAGCGCTTTGGAATTTGCTGCCTGATCAGCTCTCCCTGGTAACGTCTGAGCTGCTTAAGTTCCTGATTGCTGCCGGTGGCCAGCGCCCTGAGCAACTCCTGTCCTCAGAGCGAAAGCTTTACCAGGCGGACCATGTAGTTATTCACAGCAAGAAGGGCGTAGAGGGCGAGCGCACGCTACATGTGGTGCCTTATAACAAGCTCATGCGCGACTCACTCAAGGTGATGAGCATGATCAGCACCACAAGCGCTTACCCGTTTGAAGGCAAGGTCGCAGGCCAGTCACTGCATGCAAATTCGTTATCTCGTGCAGTGACCAAACTTTATGGGCGCCACCCCGATAAGTTCGACGGGCCGTTCACCTTGCGGGATCTGAGGCGCACATGCAAAACCCTGATGGGTGTTGCTGGGCTGGATAAATCGCTGCGTGACCGGATTCAGGGCCACGCGTTTAGCGATGTGTCGTCAAAGCACTATGACCGTTACGACTACTTCAAAGAGAAGCAGCAAGGCCTGCGCCGTTGGGCTGATTGGCTGCAGAAGAATGTCATCGGCCAGAATGAGTGAAGGCCGCATCGCGGCCTTCTGCTACCCCCATTTTTTTGGGTTATTTTGCCACTTTGCAATATCTGAGGCTTTCCAGCCTACGCGGCCAGGTGTGATCGGTACCGAGTCTGGGAACTCACCAGCCCTGATTCGGCGCCAGATTGTTGAGCGTGACAGTGATGTCAACTGAACCACCTCACTCATGCGAAGAAAGCGGTCAATCATGGCTTGCTACCTCGCACTGATAGCCTAAGCGCCCGCGCCAATCGTCTTCTTGCCCAGCGTTCACTCGATCGCAATAGCTGGCCAGCATGGCTTGGGTTTGGCGGTTTTCCATGACTACCATGAACACCAGCAACGCTGCCAACAGTGCAAGCGAAAAGCGTTTCATGGTGCGTTCATCACTGAGTTTTACAAGTAATTTAGCGAGCATAACGCTTCCCCTTTGCCTGTTTTGCGGCTGCGGTTTCGGCCATGCGAGCGGCCCACTCGGCGGCTTGACGTTTTTGGCGGATGCGGCTGCAGGCGCTGTGCTTGCGGGTTGAGCGGGCCTTGTGGCAGATGTCGCAGATGCTGGGCAGGTCGAGGCGGTGGCCGTTGAGGGTTGGGCGCTCACGCATGGCCCACCTCCACTGCATAGACGGTCAAGTCGCCCAGAGCAGGGCCTTGGTTACGGCGGATGCGCTTGAGCTGCTGAGCTTGGGTGGCACCGGCGCCGAACAGGAACACAAAGGACGTTGCCCCGGCGCTGCCCACTTCGCGCAAGCGATCGAGCAAGCCGGTGTAGCTCAACGGCTCCGGCAGTTGGGTGAAGGGTTGATCGAGGCTCTCCAGGTGATGCATGAGCGTGGTGGCTTGGGCGAGGGTGACGGTTTCGTTTCTCATGCCGCACCGCCTTGCGCTGCCTGCACCTGGTAGTCGCGGAAGGTATAGATCTGGCTGAGTTCAAAGCCGTCATTGAGGGCGGCGCGGATCCAGTCCAGCGGTTTGCCAGTGCCTTGGTATTGTTCCGGCAGGTCGCGTGCATCGAAGTGATGGGCCGCGCGCTGCGTCGACTCGCCGTCGTATTCGTCTGCATCGGTGGTGAAGATGAACTCGCGGATGATGCGGCCACACCAACGCAGCGTGTGATAAACCACCGTTTCCCCGTGCACCACCGCTTTAAGACGATTAGCCGCGAACCCGCGCATGCACTGATCGTGGCGAGCTTGATCGATGATCCATGGCGGACGCACATCAGATGGCAACTCGTCGCCGGTCGCCAGCAGGCGGTTTATCTCGGTGGCCAGCGCCTGAGTGTTCTCAAGGCGCTCAAACTTGCGGCCAATCAGTTTGGCGCTACCGGTTTCCAGCAGGTCGCTATCGTGCTCAAACAGCGTCCAGCCATCGCAGTCGCGGCCAGTGCAGAGGAAGAAACGCCCAGCGGCCGAGGCCAAGCGCTCACGGCTTGAAATGACGGTGAATGTCATGCCGTATCGCGTGACGGTCTTCCTACCTGTGGTAGCCTTCTCGCTGCTGACTTCTGGGGTTTGTGCTTGCATGGTGCTTCTCCTTGGGGTTGGTTCGGCCCTGGTGGGTTGCCGCCCACCGGGGCCATCTTTTTTCCGGCTTGCCCGGTGTCAGTTGAGGCGGTACTGCTTGCCGTCCTCGATCACGTAAAAGTTCACGTCGCGCAGTCGATAAACACCGCCAGGGCCGCCCTGCACGGCGTAGTCGCCATAGGGCGGTGTGCCTACGCGAACCGGGAACAACTTGTCGCTCTGGTGGGCGTATTCGCTGGATTTCTTAAGCAGCGCATAGAGCTGCTGGCTCTTGGGCTTGCAGCCGTCCGGGCCATGCGCGGCCTCGAAGCCCAGCCAAGCGGCGCGGGTTTCGACGTTGTAGAACTGCTGGTCTTCTGGATTACGCGCCAGGTCATAGCCGCGCGGTTCGGCCCAATCCGTGAAAGCCAACTGCAAGTTCAGGTTGTCAATTTCGTTCACGGTCATCACCTCAAGCCTGAGCCAGCACAGGCGGTACGCCCTGGCTGAGCATGTTGCGCACGTTGGCAGCCAGTTCGGTTGGGGCGAGTGCCTTTTCGTTTTTCACTGGCTGGGGCAGCAGCTTGGCGGCCTCGGGGAATAGGTCCTCTGCCTGTCGGGAGGTACGGCAGGCCAGCAGCACGCTCATGGCCTGAGCGCGGAACGCAATGGCCGCCTCAACCACGCCCGCTAGTTCCGCACACGCCATCAACGCCATGGTTTCCAGCTCGGGATCGGTGATCAGGGCCATTTGGTTGAGCCTTGGCACACTGCCAGCCGGGCTTTTCATGCTCAGTACCCAGTGACCTTCGTGGCGCTGCCTGGTGAGGTATTGGCTTACGCCTGAATAGGCTGTTGAACCCAGCACCCTTCCGATCAGGTCGTTGCGCTGGTCTTTTTTGTATTCCTTAAAAACGGCAACGATCTGAGTCTCTCTGGGCTCTTTGTCCTCGCGCGGCACTAGGTAGTTAGGTTCGCAGCTGGCAGTGGCAGTCACTGCGCCCGCTTGCATCAGTTCGTGCCAGTGTTTTTTGTCGAGCCCAGGCAGCGCTTCAACGGCCGCGCAGTGCTTGGCCCAGAATTGAGCATTCAAGGCTGCCAGGTCTGCGGCGATGCGCGGGCCATGCTGGGCCACGGCCTGCAAGGTGAGTTTGTTTGCCACGTCGTCGCGCATGGCGTTGGTGATGGTGAAATGTTTGCTTTGCATGGTGCTTCTCCTTATTGCTGGGTTACCCAGGTGTTGCCGCACCTAGGCGGGTTGGTTACTTGAGCAGACCGAGCAGCAGCTCTGGCCCCATGTTGCCGATGGCGATTAAGGCTAGTAATGCCAGGGCGCTGCAGGTGAGGGTGGCCAGCTTTTCGCGCTTGCTGGGTTGGTGCTCTGGGTAGTGGTTGTGCTGCATGGTGCTTCTCCTTTTTGCGGGTTATGCCTGGGCGTTGCCGCGCCCAAGCGGGTTATTGCGCTTTGAACATCCAGCATTTAACGGTGGGTGATTTGTTGATGGTGTGGTTGTGCTTGGCCGCTTGATAGCTGCGCACAGCACTGTCTACGGCGCGATTGGCGTCTACGAATTTGCGGCTGCGGCTTTCTTTGAGCAGGTCACGCAGTACGCCAACATCCGCCAGCTTTTGCCGGTGTTCGGCTGCGCGTTCGCAGAACTCGTTGAGGTTGATGGCAATGAGCTCGTCTTTTTTGCTGTGGTTGACCACCGGGCCATCTGCATCGAGGCCTTCCAGGTAGTCGAACACTTCCCAGAACTCGGCTACTTGCGGGTGATCCGCGCTGATCGATGCCTGGCGCTCAAGGGCCATCGCAATGATTTTTCGCTGTGTGCTGCTCACCTGGGCGTCAGTTAGACCCACCACCAAACGCAGGGCATCGAGTAGCGCCAACAACTGCGCATGGTTCTTGATGATCCGCTCAACACGGATGTAGCCGCGCAGGGTGTTGCCGCACTTATTACATGCACCTTGTTCACGCTCTGCTGAATACTCGGTGCCACAGTTGATGCAGTTACTGTTGAGCGTGCGCAGGCGTTGTTCATGCTCAGGGAAACGCTGCTCAAACACCTCCAGCACCTTGGCTTCCTGCTTCACTGCCAGCAGTAAAAAGTGGCTCAGCGTGTCGCCATCGAGCATGTTCAGGCGTGCTGCTGCAGCGCGGCTGGTCGGTGTTACCTCTGGCCGTTTGAAATGCAGTTTGCAGATGCGCGTCATGATGGCTTCATGTGCGATCACCGGCGCGTTTTGGCTGATGGCGATGGTGCCGCGAAACGGCGGTTCATAAGTTTCGTTGCCGGCCGTTTTAACGCCCTTGGTGGCCAGCGTGCCGCCGCCGAAGAAGTCTTTCAATTCATCCCATTCAAAGGTTTTGGCGTGGCTCTTGTCGTCGCCATGGCGGTCTGCCTCCAGAAACACCACCGGCATGGCCGACACTTGGCCCATGAGGCGTGAGCGTCCGGCTTTGGTTGATTTCATCGGGTCGAAGCCTTCATAGCCATCGCGGCCCAGCAGTTTCCAAAGCACGTTGAGCAGCGTGGTTTTACCGGCGCCGGCTTCGCCTGTGGCTTCCAAAAACGGGAACGATTGATACTTGGCGCGTATCTGTTCAGCGAACAGCGAACCAAACCAGAACACCAGGGCGACAATGCCTTGCTCCGCAAAGCAGGTCCAAAGCAGCTTTAACCACTGTTCGTTGTAGCTTTTGCCGTCTTGTTGCAGGTTGATGCGCACGCCTTTCTGCAGACTTTTTATGCGCAGTTTGCCGAACTCAAAATAGTCCTCTTCGTTAACTGCAAACACCTGCCCGTCGCGCACTGCGACATCACCGAACACATAGCTTGAGTACTCTTTGCTGTAGCCCACGTAATCAATGGTCGAAACCGTTTTGATGCCGTAGAGCTGGTCTTTCATGATCTTGTCGAGCTGCTGCCCGGTACCGGTGAACATCGCGCCCGCTGCCATGCCAAGCAGCCGCTTTTTAAATTCGCTGGATGCAGCCAGCTGGGTGCTGGTAAAGGTGTTTTTGACGCTGGCGGCGTCGTGCGGGAAGTCAACACGCAGGTAGTACCAGGACTCATCCGTCACCTCGTTGCGCTGGTAGTACAGGGCTTCGGGGTAGCAGTTAGCGATTTCTACGGTGCAACCTGATTCCTGCAGCGCTTTCTCGCGCATTTGCCGGTCATTGAGCTGCTGGTCGGCATGGTCGTCGCTGTCTTCCAGCGCGGTCATGGCCTTGTTGAACTTCTCCAGGTCGAGCTTGAACCAGTACAGGCGGCTGTTAAAACCAAAATGAAACTCGGCGCGCTTCTGCCATTCGTACATGATTAAGGCTTTTTCACCTGCGCTTTCAGCAATCAGCAACGCGCCGTGGTGGCGGGCTTCTTTGAGGTCAGCGGCAACGCGGTCAGCCTGCTTGCTGGCGTCTTCGATAAATACCCAACGCTGATGCAGGTCATTCCAATCAACTTTGCGGCCGTCGCGCTGAGGGATTTGCGCAGCCTCGCAAGTGAAGCCCAGCTCGCGTGCAGCCTTCACAAACTTGCGGGTGAAACGGTGGCCGCTTGGCTCGTTGTCCAGCGCCCAGATAAGCCGGGGCAGGCGTGCGCCGGTACTGCTGCGATCTTTGAGCAGTTGCTTGAGCGATTCGTCTGGGTAGTTGCCCGAGCTCATTGCTGCCACAGCGGTTAAGCCATTGTGCTGCAGGGCCAAGGCATCAAAGATGCCCTCAACAATCCACAGCTCATTTGCCGCGGCTAAATCCACCTGTGGCGCGCACCACCACTGGCCCTTGTAGGCGGCACCCGGCTTGAACCGTGCTTTTTGCTTACCAAAGCGCTCCGGGCGATCGATGAGGCGTTCCCAGTAGCCGCCATTTGGCAGGGGAAAGCGCACGGTGGCGCTGCCTTCGTTAAGTTCACGGCTCCAGAATTGCTCTTGCGTAAACAGCCCGTTTACCAGCTCCAGGCGAAAGCCGCGTGCAAACTCCAGATACGCCCGCGCAGTGGCCATGGGGTTGGTGTCGGTGGCTGGCGCGCGTTCGCTCCAGTCGTTGAACAGGTCTGCGTACACGTCTTTAACGTGGATCTGCGAACCGCATTTGCTCAAGCGTCCGCAATGCAGCATCCACGGCTTATCAAAGAAGCTGTAGAGCTCGCGTTTACTGCACACCGGGCAGGTGCCTTTGCGCAGGTAGTTGGTGCCTGCGATATGCGTGAGGCCATAGTCGCGGTGCAGGCGGGTGAGTACTTCGCCCCTTAGTTGTTCGTGCATGATTGGCCTTGCGCTTTAGAGTTGAGGGCGGCTTTAAGCGCGCCGATGGTGCGTTTGTGGCCCGCCAATGCTGGGTAGTCATCGAGGATGCGAGCGCTACGCTGGAAGTCGGGCACGCTGCGGTAACGATCGTCATACCAGTGCTCGGTCATCCCGCGCCGTAGCTCACTGCGCAGGTTGGCAAGCCATGCCTCGGCCACCGGTGTTGGCAGGTCGATTTGAATGGCAACGGCTGTTTGCATGACTACCTCCTCGGATTACGGGCAAAACATCCCCATACCCACGGCGTGGGCGGGGTGAAAATTGTTTAGTGGTTGGGGTTTGCGTGGCTGCAAGCAGCAGCCAGGAAGTGCTCAGGCAGGATGCGGCGCGGAATACTGACCACCTCGCCGGTCAGGCTGTCGGTGATCATCACGCACAGCGAATTAACCTTTGCAGTAACTGCTACACGCTGCACTTTGCTGGTTGATTGCAGCTGATTGAGCGCAGCTTGTACGCACTTGGCAGCCATGAAAACCGGCACGTCGAGGATATGAATCAGGTGCTGTACTGCGCGGTCTGCCAGTTGTGAGTCACCGCTCAGGTGCTCTGTTTCGTGGTTTTGCAGGAAGCACAACGCTGCCTGTTGCATGCTGCTGCGGTAGTCATCGAGTGCAATCATGGGTTCGTTCACGGTTATGCCTCCAACAGATCAAGCTGAGTTTCGCCAGGGGCGCGCATGGCCTCAAAGCGCAGAGAAGTCGGTGCTGCGGGCAGCTGAACCTGTGGGTTAGGCATGCCGGATGGGCTCATCTGGTGGGTGATTTCAAACTGAGCGCGGAATGTTGCGCCGCATGCTTCATTGGTGCATTGCAGGTACGCGGTGCGCAGGCAAATGTGCTGGCCTTCACTGGTACGAATGCGGATGGGTTTATGGCAGTGCGGGCAAACCAGTTTGTAGGTACTCACTTTTGCGGCCTCCGGTGCAGGGTTATCACTGCATCTACCTCTGAGTGGCGCGCGGCGATGTGTTGGCGATGTGCGTGAATGATTTCAGCCAGCTCGGCCTCATCGATCACGCCGTCTTGCAGGGCTTTGGCGATCAGCGAATCAACGGCGCCGCGTTTGATGGTGGTGGTCATGCCATGCGCATACAGGTCGAGGTTGTCGAGCTGTTCGGCTTTGGCGTTCCTGATGAACACACCGTCATACATGGCACTGATGTAGTCGGGCAGGTGGGTGGTGCCAGCTTCTTGCTCAAGCAAATGCAGCTGTGTGTCATCCAGTGGGCGACTGCCGGCACTTTCGTAAACATGGTTATCGAGCTTTTTGAGTGCTATGCCCAAACGGCCAGCTGCACATTCGCGGCCACCGGGATACGCGCACACAATTGTGCTCATCACTTGGCGGCGGGTTTCTAGAATTGGACTTTTCATGTTCTGGTTTTTCCCTTTCGCCAGGTGCATTACTGTGCAACTACGCCATCTTTGATGCCGAGCAAAACGGCAGCCTTATGAGCCTCACCGCGTTTGCCTTTCTTGCGACCATTGAGCAAGTCGCTGACCAAATTTTTGTTCAACCCGTGCTGCCGTGCGAAAGCGGCAATGGTTTTACCTTCTCGGTCAAGAACCGCACGGGCTTGCTCAGGGGTTAATAGGGCATGCATAGTGTTTGTCCGTGTTTAATCGTGTTCGATAGGAAGGATTCTTGACCAATAAACTGGTCAAGTCAACTGGTGTTGATCAAAAAAATGCTCATTGAGATTGGTTTAGGCGAACGCCTGCGTGAAGAAAGGGATCGGCTTGGCCTTAATCAGACAGATTTCGGGGTACAAGCGGGCGTGAGTCGCGGCACCCAAAAAGCTTATGAGCTAGGGAACAGTTCGCCGGATATTCGCTACTTAATGGTGCTACAGAGCATGAGCGTTGATGTGCATTACCTGCTCACAGGTACTCGCGGCCCGAGTGATGTTGCAGCGATGAACGCCGGTGAGGCTGCGCTTGTGCATAACTATCGAGCGTTATCAGACGCAGAGCGCGACACAATAGGGCGAATGGTTAGCGCTCTCGCTGCGCAACCCAAAGGCCAATAATCAAAGGAAGGATGATGAGAATTAAAGGAATATTGACAGGCACACTCGTTGCGGTCTGCATGGCAGCGTCTTCATTTGCAGCAGCAAGCATTGAGCTGATTAGCGCTGACGATTACGGCAAAGCATGGCCATTCAGCGTGCCTGAAATGCACTTGATGTGTCTGCAAGGCAAGGCCGTTGTAGTGTCTAATCCTGAGTCTGGCGTCATGTATCCGGTTAATGGAATTGCCAGTGGCAAGGCCCGCCAGCTGGCGCTTGAGCCTTTGGCAGATGTGTGGCTCGATGATCCAGAAAACCCCGGCGCAAAGGTAGGGGTGGGCCAGATAATTGAGGAAGGTTTAAAGCTGTGTAAGTAGCAGGATTGCTATTAACTGAATATTGACAGAGCCCGCTAATACGCGGGCTTTTTTATGGATTAATTGACACTTTCCCAAAATGACAATTGGCCGAAAGGGGCGAAATAGAGCGGCTTGGGTTCTTGAAAATTGGTTGTATGGTCAATATTCAATATCACTAGCGGAGTAAGCAAGATGATGGATGCTCTTGAGGCTGCAGGTATTCAACCAAAGGACTCGGTTGCGCAGCCAAAAATGGAAAGTCTGACGGCGACGGAACGCCTACTCTTGAGATTTTATCGCGAGTTACAGCAACAGGACCAACAAGTTATACGTCAAGCAGTAGAAGCTCTGGCCACAGGGCGAGGGTGCTGCTGATGTAAACAAGCCCCCGGCACATGCCAGGGGCTTTCAATGAGCTCCGGGGTTAATGTTTTCGATTATGACGCCATTAGCTTTTGCTCTCGATTGGCGGCTCTCTGTGCATTCGCCTCACTGGCATACAGGTGAGTGAGTCGCTTCGGCGCTGTTTGGTCCCCAGCCGTTACCTGCTTTTGAATCCCTGTTTTACCCTCTCGATACCACGCCACCACGCCGGTGTAGGTTTCTGGTTCATCACTGACCAGGGCATCGGCCTCGGGTAGCTGTGACTCAAGTTCAAGGCTGGTGGTGTAGGCCTCGGCACTGAATGTGTGGGTGACGTTACTGCCCAGCCAGATGATGGCGCCGATATCGGCTTTGATGCCGCTCAAGCTGTAGGTGAGCTCGGGTATAAGATCGGCGCGGCCTCGGGCCAGCGTGTAGGTGAGCGTTGCGCTGCCACGCTGCAGGCGTTGCCATTCGGCTTTGGCGGCGCGTAAAGCGCTGTCGCGGTCGGTGTAGGTGTGGCGCAGTGCTTTGGCGTTGTCGTCGGTACCGGCGATGGCTTCCAGGCGCTGGGCGCTGTTGGTTTGGTAGTAATAGGCTTTGGCACCGGTGTAGCTGTTGCGGTCTGCTGCGAGGTAGCGGTGCTGGTCACCGTCTTTGCGGGTGAGGGTGATATGCGGCAGGGGCAAGCCGCTGGCGGATGCACTGGCGCCGGTTGGCAGGAACAGCAAGCGCCCAGCCTTCACGCTGGCAATGGCGTCATGCTCTTGGGCGAGCCGGGTGAGCAGGTTTAAATCACTCTCTGCCGTTTGGTCCAGGTGCGGTAAGCCGATCGCTGCAAGCGCAACCTCGATCAGAGGCTGCAGGGCGTATTCCACGGCAATGGCGTTGATGATTTGGCCAAGGGTTTGCTCATGCCAGCTGCGCTCACGCTTTCGCGCCAAGCCTGCACGCAGGTCTGCACTGCGGGCGCGGATGTTGAGCACGTCTGGCGCGCCACTGTGCTCGACCTCATCGACGGTGTAGGTGCCTTTGTCGATCAGCCCAGTGTCACTCCAGCCCAGCCATAAGCGCACCACGGCGCCGCGTGGCGGAATGGCCAGTAGGCCGTCGTGATCGCTGATGCTGATGTCGAGCGTGTCGGCCTCTAACCCTCGGTTGTCGGTGAGGTTGATGCTGTTGAGGCGGGCGCTGAGCATGGCGGTGATGTCGCGGCCATCGACCACAACGCGGCATACCGGCTTTGGGTAGCTGAGGTCTTGGCGCAGTTGGTCGGCCTGGCTGCGCAGCTCGCCAATGGCTTGATCGATCATCGCAGTAGGTCGCCAATGTTGCCCAGCACGCTGCCGAGCAGGTCTATGCGGCCTTCATCTACGCGGGCCAGCTTGAGCGAGAACTCAATGCGCCGTGCGGCGCCGTCTTTGAAAAACAGGGTTCTGGTTTCGCTCATGGATTCGATCACGTAGATGCCATAGATGCGCCCAGTGCCCTCAATGAGGGGCCATGCTTTGCCGGTGTCGGCCATGATGCGCAAGGCGTCGAGGCTTAAGGTTTTGCCGGCCAGCTCGGGCAGCAGTACGCCGGGTAACGTGATGATGTCTTCACCTGGGCCGACAAATTGGCGGGCAGGGCGGGCGCCGATGCGCGAGGTGCTGCTGTGGCGCCAGTCTGTTTGGCGTTGGAACTCTTGGTAGGCGAGTGTTGGCATGCCAAACACGAACATGCCGAGGGTCATCATCATGGGGGAGTACTCCGGTTATTCGGTATCAAACAAGGCGCTGCGCACGCGTGCAGCCTTGTTGCGCTCACGTTCGTTGAGCAATTTATTGAGCAGTTGCTCAATGCTCGCTGCGTCGGCTCCGGCGGTGATGGTGATTTGAATGGTGTCACCGGCGATATTGATGGCCGGTTTGCTGTTGCCTGCAGCCAGTGGTGCGCGGCTGTCGAGCGCGACGGCACTGCCTGCACCAATGCCCAGCGTGAGCGCGCCTGCCTGCGCCAGTTGCTTGCCGAGGCTGGTGATGCTGGCGAGTGGGCCACTTTGGTTGCGCTCGATGCCCTGGCTAAGCCCGGCCATGGTGTAGCCGCCCAGTTCTGCGAATACACGCGAGGGGCTGTGAATGCCGAGCTTGTCTTTAAACCAGCCAATGGTTGAGTCACCTGCGCCGGTGATAGCGGTTTTGAGTTTGCCCAGTGCGCCGGTAAATCCGCTCACCAAACCGTCAATCAGCATGGCGCCAAAGTCGCTGAATTTGGCCGGCAGCTCTGCGCCGAAGTAGTTCATCACACCGGCAAAGGCGCGGTAGAACAAACCTTGTGGGCTGAAATTGAGAATGGTGGTGGCCATGTCACCCAGCCCACCGCTGAAACCTTGTTTGATCTCGGCCCAGAGGCCTTTGAAGTACGGGCCTACGGTGTCCCAGTTGCGGTAGATGAGGTAGGCGCCGCCGGCAATGGCGGTGATAGCCAGCCCGATTGGGTTGAGTAGCATGGCACGGCCAATCAGCATGATGCCTTTTGCCACCAGCGGCAGAGCGGTGCGGCCCAGCGTTAGCAGTGGCGACAGCAGCCCGGCGCTGCGAATGCCGAACAGCATGAGGCCGTAGCGCACCACTGCAAATGGGCCAAGCAGGCTGGCCATGGCTAAGGTGAGCCCACCCATACCGGCCATGAGCACGCCAATACCGGTGGCAGTTTTGATGATTTCGCCCGCGAGTTTTGGGTTTTCAGCAACCCAGCTTTTAACCCCCCCGACGATTCGGGTTACGGTTTGTGCCAGGTCACGGAACGGGCCATCTTGCTGTTCCTGAATCTGGATGCCGAGATCATCCCAGGCGCTGCCAAGGGCGGTAATGTCACCTTTGAGGTTGTCACCCATGACTTTGGCTGTTTGGTGCGCCTCACCACGCGTTTGACGCAGGGTGCCGATAAACTTTTGCAGCTCGCCTGTGCCAGCTTGCTTGACCAGAACCTGCAGGCCGCTTACGGCTTCTTCACCTGCTATGCCTTTGAGTAGGCCCGCGCGATCGGCGTCACCCATGTTTTTGGTTTTATCGTAAATCTCCTGCAGCACGGTTGGCATATCACGCAGATTGCCCTGGGCATCTTTGGCGCTGATGCCGAGTTGGTCGAGCGCTGCTGCGGCCATTTTGGGTGGCGCGGAAAGCCTGCTCATAATTGCCCGCAGTGCCGTACCGCCCATGCTGCCCTGAATACCTGCATCACCAAGCTTGCCCGCCATAGCGGCCACGGTTTCGATGTCTTGGCCCACGCTCGATGCTACTGGCGCAACATACTTCATGGTGTCGCCGAGCATTTGCAGGTTTGTGTTTGAACGGGTGAAGGTGCCGACCAGGACATCACCAAGCCTGCCGGTTTCCTTTGCCTGCAGGTTGAAGCCGGTGAGGATGTTTGAGGCGATGTCGGCTGTTTCTGCGAGGTCACTATCTCCGGCTTTAGCCAGATCCAACATACCGGGCATGGCGTCTTTAATTGCTTCGGGTTTAAACCCGGCCATTCCCAGAAAGCCCTGAGCATTGGCGGCTTCGCCTGCCGTGAACTGCGTGCTGCTGCCAAGCTCGCGCGCCTGGTCGCGCAGGGCTTTGAGTTGCGGTGAGTTTTTATCAAGCCGGGTGAGGGCTTGCACCTTGCTCATGCTGGCGTCGAAATCCAGCCCCGGTGCCAGCATGCGCGCACCGCTGTACAGGATGCCACTGCCAGCGGCTAAGCCTCCAGCCCCTTGCGCTGCCATGCTGCCAGCCAGCCCTTGAGTGCGCTGAAAACCTTGCTTTGCAGAGGCGAGGCGTTGCTGTTGGGCGGTTAAGCGTCTTAACCGAGATTCTTGCTGGCTGAGTGACTGGTTAGCGCGGTTTACCGATTGGCGCAGTTCCCGCTCATGCTGGCCGAGGTTGCGGGTGCTTACGCCTGCTGCATTGAGTTTGCCGCGTAAGCCTTGCAACTCGCGCTGCTGCTCTGCGTGTTTGGTTTTAAGTGCTTGGCCTTGACGCACAGCGTCACGGAATGAGCGAGTGAGGGCTTTGCTGGGTTGCTCTGCTGCGCCGAGCTCGCGGGATAGCTGGCGGATTTTGTCGCGGTTTTCCTGCAGGGCGCTGCCAGTTTTGTCACTGGCGGTGCGCAGTGCGCGAAAGCTTGAGACATCCTTTTGCTGCGCCTGTAATCCTTTGAGCTCTGTGCGGGTATTGCGCAGGTCGTTGGCAAGGCCAACGCTGCTTTTGCCAATGGTTTTGAATGGCTTGCTGGCGCGGTCCAGCGCTTGCAGTACTACCTCAAGTTTTAGATCGCGCGCCATGCATTAGCTCCCATCTTTCTCGGGCGCGCTCGCGCCATTCAATCAGTTCGTTTAATTCCATGCCGTTCATTTGCTCCGGAGCCCAGTGGAACACCAGAGCAATGTCGGCCATGGCGTCGTCTACGCCTCGGGGGAGTCCGCTGTCGCAGGTTCGCCCTTCACTTGCAAAAAAACGGCGATCGCATCCGCGCATTCGGTGAGGTTGTAAACATCCATCACGGCAGCTTCTTGCTCGGTGATGGTGGGTTCGCTAATACGCGGTACCAGCTTGATCACGGCGTTGACATCACCTTGCAGCAGGTCGCCCAAGCGCAGGCCGCGTAGCTCGCCAGAGGCTGGTTTGCGCAGGCTGATTGAGGTGGTTTTTTTGCTGCCGCGTGTAATGCCGTTGACCAAAAGAATGGGGGCGCTGTATTCGGGTTGCTTCATGGGTGAGGCTCCTTTGAGGGTATTGCAGGTAATGGCGCCACAGGCGTGGCGCGCATGGGGTTAGAGGCCGATGGCCTTGCGCTGCTCGGCGAGGCGGTCTTCACCGTTGACGATGAATACAAAGTTGAGCAGGTCGATTTCTACTTCGGTGTTGCCATCAACGGTGAGCTTGTAATACGCGCAGGTGGTGGCGATTTTGTGCTCGGTGTCTTCGCCGGGCTCTGCATCGCCAAAGTCGATTTCTTTATGACGACCACGCACCACCACTTCAACGGCAGAAACCTCACCGGTGTCGTCACGCTGTACCGCACCTGCCCAGCGCAGTTGCACGCCTGTGGCTGAGGTGATGCCGTACTGGCGCAGTGCGGTGAGGTCCCAACCGCCGAGGGTCCATTCCAGCTGAATGCCGTCATCACCGTGGCCCATGTCGGCCTCAACTGGGCCATCCATACCAGCGCCGCGCCATGCTTCCATTTTGCGATCCAGCTTGGGCAGGGTGACGGTTTTGGCAACGCCCATGTAACTGGCGGCGTCATTGAACAGGTTCATGTTCTTGAGTTTTTTTGGCAGTGCCATGGCGGCGCTCTCCTAAATAGTTGCCGGGTGCGGCCTATGGTTTAACCGCCGATGCGGCTGGCGAAGTCGACCAGGTAACGGTCGGTGATGCGCTGGCGTAGCTGCAGGTTTTCCAGCGGCGGTACCGGCGTGTAGTCGTAATCGAGGTAGAGCTTGCCGTCTTTGAGGGTGGTGGCGTCGTTGACGGATTCGTCGTACCAGCACGCGCCATCAATGATGTAGCCGAGGGCTTTGAGCTCACGGAACTTGGCGTTGATGCCTTCCATGATGTCGCGCACCAGGCTTGGGTGCATGGGCTTATCAACTGCCCACAAGTGCGCCTCGGCCATGGTGTCGGCCAGTACCTGGGCGGTGCGGGTGTAGTTCTCGAAGGCGAACAGCGGATCATCGCTGCAGGTGCGTGAGCCCCAGAAGCGAAAGCCACCTTCACGAATGAGGGTTGTGACTTCGTTTTCGTTGAGCAGGCCCGCGTCGGTGGCTGGGTTTTGCAGATCCCAGAACACGTCTTTGCTAATGCCGGTCACGCCATTTACAGGGATGTTGGACAGGGTTTTGTGCCAGCCCACTTGCTCATCGAGCTTGGCGCGCAGGCCCAGTGCGCGTGCCACTGCCGGGGCTGTGGTGGTGGCTTCGGCTACGGCATCGAATGACAAGAAGTCGGGCCAGATGAGCATGAGCTCGCGGGCGCCAAAGTTGTCGCGGTAGGCGATAGCTTCGGTGACGGTGGCGCATTCCCAGCAACTGGCATAGGCGAACGCACGCAGTTTTTGCGCAATAGCGACTAGCTCGGTGGCGACCTCTTGTGAGTCCAGCCCTGGTACACCGAGGATGCGGGGTGTGACGCCGAGTTTCACCTTGGCAGCGAGCAACGCCTTGAGGCCCGTGTATTGGCCTTCGGCAGTGATGGTGCCGATGATGTTGGCGCTTGTTGCTGCAGCGTCTGCGCCTTCTTCAACGCGCACGACGATGGTGAGCGGGCTGGCGTTGTCGGCAATGGCATCAAGGCTGGCGGCGAGCGTGCCTTCGGTACCGGCTTTGCCAATGGCACTGAGCACATCGGTGATTAGTACCGGCGTGTTAAGCGGGAAGGCCGCTGCGTCGGCATCGGCAGCAGTGCAAACCATACCAATCACAGCGGTTGAGATTGTGCGGATGGGGCGCGTGCCCTCGTTGATTTCGATGACGCGAACGCCGTGGTGGTAATCGGTTGCCATGGGCGGCTGCTCCTGCGCGGCTTAATGAGCGAATCTGTGGCTGAGTCGCGGCCCAGAGTGCTGAGCCATTGAGCCTGCAGGGTGACGCGCGCGCGGGTATGGGGCGAGCTGTTGGCTTTGTAGGGGGCGGGGGTACAGCGCACACAAGAAAAAGCCCCGGCTGGCGGGGCTGTGTTGATGGCTTTGGTTGGGCTTAGCTTGGGTTGTTGCCCACGCCTGCGATGTCGGTGTTTATCTTTGCGATGGTTTGCTCGGTGATTTGCTGGGCGAGCTCGACGTTGCCGGCATCCATTGCCGCCCGCACCTGCTCTTTGCCATTGAGGCGCACTTCGCGCAGGCAGTACAACGCCTCGGTGTAGGCGGCAGATTCCGCGAGAATGCTGTCAGCCGCTTGCTCGGCGGTGCGGCTATTGATTGCCCAAGCTGCAACGGTGCGCGGGACTGATTCAGCTGGGTAGCCTGCGTCTTTGAACGCTTGGGCTTCGATGGCTGCGCGTTCGTATTCTGTGGCGCGTAGTGGGTCGCCGGCTACTTTGAGGCGCGCAGCATCGGCGGCGGCGTCCACTGTTTCGCAGAGGCTTACCGATAACGCCAACCGGTTGGTTGCCTGCTTGGATGCATCGAAGGCCCAAGAGCTGCCTGTCCAGCTGTGATCTGCTGTTGGGCGCTGCTCGGTGGTGAGACCTTCGGGCAGCTCGCCTAGTTCGGTGTGCTGCTCGGCAGCACCGGTAACGGCGCTGTAAACCGTTCCTCGATGGTCTGCCAACTGCTGGGGCTTACCATCGACTAACACCCAGACGCAACCCGCTGCCGGCTGTGCCAGTTCAATGGCTAACTGAAAGGCGTTGCTTGGCACCTGAATGCCTAGTCCGGGTGTTACGGGAAGTTCTGCCGGGCCAGTGAGAACACCGGCGCTATCTGCGATGTAAGTGTACATTTTTAGCTCCTCAGATCAGTTTGATGCGGGCCGGGGAGGCAATGTGGCGAGGGAAGGTTTCACTACCAGAACGTCCACTAGCAAGAGCGTCAGTATTTGCCCCCGATAATCTAGCTCCCGAGATGATGTAGGGGTTTGAACCTGCTGCGAGACTGCCCGTAACCTGCCTAAGTCCATGAAGGTGTTCCTGTATCTGATCGAGCTTCGCGCTACCTGCAATTCGATTGATGTCAACGCCGCGCCCCTCATCTAGAGCGCGCAGGAACTCAGCCCGAATATCCGGCGAGCGCACAGTCGTAGCGCCATCGCCGCGCGTCCAGCAGCCCTCAAACCCTGCGCGACCAGCATCATCTACAAGCATTCCTGATGCCTGTGCGTGATCCCAAATCCACGGCCAATCAGCACGCACAAGCAGAACACCATGCGGCAGGCCGTAACCACCGGGCTGGATGGCTGTTGACGTCTCAAAGCTCAGCCGCCCGAGCGGAGCGTCATCGCGCCGAGCAATGGGCCACCAATTGCCCGCGCCATCGCTTCGCAGGTGCCACCAGTCACCAGCGCCCATCAGGTACAGGAAGGCGTAGCCGGCTGGGTTCAGATGAGTGTGGAATTTGATTTTATCCGTACCACTGGTCTGCACCTTGGCGCGGTTGCCGGTGTTATCTAGGCGTCGGATGAGCAGGTCGCGCACGCCGAAGGTGGCATCGTTGAGTGGCAGGGTGAGGGCGCGGTCGCCGGCGGTTGCGTCCAGTACAATAAAGCCCTCATGGGCAGCGGTGAGCAGGGCGTTTGCGCTGAGGCTGGTAAAGGTACCGCGTAGCTTGTACTGCTTGTGCGGGTCGGCGGCGACCTGGTGCGCGGTGATGAGGCTGTCGGCATAGGCTCGCGTGGCCAGCACGACACTCGGGTCGATTTTTAACTGCACGGCTGCAGTGCTGCTCACAATTAGAATCATGCGCAGTACTTGCGTGCGGCCTGAGCCTTCTGCGAGTTCTGGCTTGTAACTTGGCGGGCAATTGCTGACGGCGATCAGGTCTCCGGCAGCGTCATACAGGCCCATTTCACGTAACCAAAAGCCGCCGGTGGTTTCTGGGATTACCAGCTCTGCAATGATTTGACTGTCGTTTACCGGGTCCACGCTCAGGGTATTGAGGTCTGCGCGGTATTGTTCGTTGACCAGGGCAGTCTGCGAACGGTTTGGAATTGGCAGGTTGCCGTTGCCGTCGCCGACTGCCATGCGGCTGACTTGCAGTTGAGTACCGAGGGCCACGGCGTTGGCCAGCTTGGCCTCGCCTATGGCGGTGAGGATGGCGAAATAAGTTTGGCTCATGGGTACACGCTCATAGTGTCGATTGAGTGCTCAGAACTACCGAACAGCAACGCAGGGCTGCTGACTTCAATAGGGCCGGGTGAGTAGGGATATACGGTGAGGGTTTCGCCGTCATTCATGGCGGCGCCAATGTAGGTTGTGCCCTTTGTTTCAAGGCTGATGGCGAGGCCGGTGAGGTGGCGGGTGAGTGGTTTGGAGTCGTCAATCAGGCGCACCAACTCGATGTACATTTCTTCGGTAATGCCGGTTTCCAGCACGCCTACTTGCAGTTGAAACGTACCTGGCACACCTAGCGGCTGGTTTTCCCACCACTCACGCACCTCAATCAGATAGCCCAACGGCTCGACCACGCGGCGCAGCGCACCGATGGTGCCTTTGTGAGCGTGGATGAAAAATGCGCCGTCGATGGCTTTGCGCTTGGTTGCTTCTGGCCAGTTGCTGTCCCAGCGATCCACCGAAAACGCCCACGCAAGGTAGGGCAGTAATTCAACTGGGCAGGTGCTGGGGTTCCACAGTTCGCGCAGCGTTACCGGTACGCGCTCGATGTTGGCCAGCGCCTGTGCCGCCGCACGTTCAAGCGCGGTGCTGTTGGCGGGCATCAGCGATTGGTAGGTGCTCACGCTTGCAGCTCTGCGAGGGTGACGCTAGTGGCGGTGCAATACGCAGCAGCGGTTTCGTTTGGCGCGATGTCTTCCCAGTCGGTTAGCTCAACATAGCGCACGCCCTCAACATGCAACGCGGCATCAATGGCCGAGCGATAGACTCCACGGTCCAGCCGCCGGCGTTGGTTGACGTAGCTGCTCAGCGCAGCCTGTGCGGCTTGCAATACCAGCTCAGACTCAGGCGTGAGGCTGTCGACATAGAGCACGGCGGTTACGGTGTAAGGCAGCACGGTGGCGCTTTGTACGGTTACGCGATCGCATACCGGGCGCACGTCCTCATCATTCAGGGCAGCGGCCACAGCATCGAGCAGATCCTGTGAAGCAGTGCCATCACCTGTGGCTGACTGCACGGTGATGGTGGCGTAGCAGGGGGCTGGGCTGATGGCAGTTGCATCGGCTACACGGCCATCGGCAGTACGCGCATGAAATATATAGGCGTTGCGCGGTCCTGCGGTGCTCAGGCCCTCAAGCGCCATTTGGGTGCGTTCGCGCAGGCTGTCGTCACCTTCCAGCACGGCGGCAACCGGTGGGGTGGCACTGGGGTTGGCTGGGGTGATGGTCAAACGGCTGACGTTGAAACGGGCGGCGATCTGTTCCAGGTCATTGCCTGTTGCAAAGGCCAGCATGACGGCAAGGGCAGACTCGTTAACGCGCTGGCGCCAGTTCAGCTCACGGTAAGCGTTCTCTTGCAGAAGTTTGACCAGGGGCTCGGATTCCAGCTCCAGGCGGGCGGCGATATCGGCCTGCTGATCGGCCGGGAACAGGTTAATAAGGGCGGTTTTGCGCTCGGCAAAAATCACCTCATAGTCGAGCGATTCGACTACCTCGGGGGCGGGTAGCAGGGAAAGGTCGATCGGGCTGAAACTGCTCATGCAATGGCTCCCATTACCAGCGGCACTTGCAGGCTGATGGCTTGGTTGGTGTCGATGCGGGTGCCCTCTAAATCAATGATCGCTTGGTAGGCTGAGCTGCCTTGGCTGATTTGCACGCGGCTGATGCTGAGGCGTGGCTCCCAACGCATGAGGCCCATGGCAATGGCGGCATAGGCGCGCAGCTTGGTGGTGCCGTTGAATGGCTGGTCGATGAGTTCCATGAGCTGGCTGCCGTAATCACGGCGCATCACGCGGCTGCCAATGGGGGTAGTAAGAATGTCGCTCACGCTTTGGCGCAGGTGGTCGAGATCGCCAATGGCGCTGCCGTTGGTGCGGTTCATGCCGGTTTACCTGTTTGCGCACTGCCAGCAGTTACGCCTGTGTGTTTGTGGTTAACCAGGCTTACGGCGGCGGCGATTACGTCTTGGCTAACGGTTACGGTACCGGTGACGTTCTGATTGCCGGTTTGGGTGTAGTCACCTTCGTGGGTGATTGGCCCTTTGATGGTGATGCCGCCGAGACTTTCGAGCGTGGTGGTACCGGCTGCAGGCAGGATGGCGCGTAGGTGATGGGCAACGTGGTCGTATTCGATCTGCGCGCCGTCTGGGTAGACGGTGAGGTCTTTGGCTGGGCTGTTGCTGGGCGCAGGGTTGCCGAGGGAGTCGAGCCCGAGCAAAACAATGCCTTGCGTGGGTTCGCCGCTGGGGCTGAATACCAGGCACTGTTCGTTCACAGTTGGCGGGTTCCAGGTGCGTGTGGTGCCGGCGCGCAGATTTAACCAGGGCAACCAGCCGGTTGTGATGGTGCCACTGGTGACGCGGCACAATGCTGGCAACTGCTGTGCGGGGTCGCCATGGTCGACCTCGGCGATGGTGCCAAGGCGGATCATGTTGTCGAGGCGGCGGGTAATTTCGGCTAGCGAGTTCATGCCGTCATGCTCGCGTGCTCACGCGCGCGATGCACGGTGGGTGCTTTGTAGTGCGAGGCCTTACAGCGCCAGACTATCTGGTGAGGTGATTGAGCAAGCTGTCGCGGATCATATCGAGGTCACTTGAGCTAAAGCCCAATAGCTCGCGGCGATCGTAGCGGGTGTCTGGCGAGGTTTTGCCGGGGCTATCACGCAATCCGTACTGGTGAACACGGGCAATGCGTGCAGTACGCCCGAGAAAGCCAATAGCGATACTGTTTGCGGTGCTCTGCACTTTTAAATAGCGGGCTTGGCGCAGCTTGGTGAACATTGGGGCGGCCTTCCGCTTGCGTTTGATGCGGCCTTGCTTTTGGCGCAGTTCGCGGGCTTTGCGCGGGGCGTAGGCGGTGCCGTCTGGGTTGCGCTGGGCTGCAATGCGTTGCTGCTGACTGCGGCGCAGTTCGCGGGCAATGCTGGTGTTGAGTTGGCGGCGCTCTTTGGGCTGCAGCTTCGTGAGCAGGGCGCCTGCCCAGTCTTCGAGTGCGCTTAGGTCATCAGTCATGCGGAGTCTCGATACTCATGCTTTCGAGTGTGAAGGTCTCTTCAAGTTGCGGCTCTTCTGGGTGGGTGATCTGCAGGGTGCCATCTTCCAGGCGTTTGACGATTACGCGCTCAGTCAGGGGCAATGTGAGCGACATATCAACCTGATTTTCATCGATCACGTCTACTTCAAACTGTATGGACTCTTTGCCTTTTTCGAGGTTGGTCATCAGTTCGGACTGGTTCACCAGTACCCATGCCAGCAAAGGCACCGCCACGGCGTCTGGTGAGCCTGTGTAGTCGGTGAGGATGATGTTAAGCGTGAAGCTGTACTCAAACGATAAACCCGGCGCAGCTGTGGCACGAATGCGGCCCTGATCAACAAAAATGAGCAGGCGCTCTTGGTTGTATTTGAGTTCTGGCACGTTGGCCAGCAGGTGGGTGCGCAAGCTGTTGAGTTTATTCATGGGGTTGCTCGGTTAGTAGGCGCTGTTGGCAGGCATAAACAGCATCAACTTGGGCTGCGCAGGTGGCCCAATCGTTTTCGGTGCGCTCTGTATCGCTGAGCAGTTCGCCGTTAAGGCTGGGGCTGCTCGGTGAGAGGGTGCAGGGCACCACTGCCGGACAACCACTGACGATAAGCGTCGGCGCCGGTGATGGCGGGACGTTGCCGCAAGCGGCTAACAGGCTCAGGCAAAGGCTGAGCAGCCCAGTTTTTAAAGGCTTGGTTTTCACGTTTAAGCACCTCGATTCTCTGCTCGCGCTCTGTGAGCCCTTGACGCAGCAAGTCTTGGGTTTTGCGCAGGCTGGTCTGTGCATTGCGCTCGACTTTCAGCAGTTCGCTTAATTGGTTGGCGTGGCCGGTGACGCGGGCGACCTCCTGTTGCCACTGGCTGGCCAATTGCGCGCTGGCACTGGCTTGGGTGTCGGCCTGCTTGATGCGCTGTTGCTGGCCCCATATGAGCAGGCCAAGTGCAGCGATCAGGGCAAGCCCTAGCAACGCTTGGCGCAGGGTGCTCATGCGCGGTACCAGCCGGCGGCATTCATTTGGGCGGTGCTTAGTTGCTGGGCTTCACCGATGATCACCGTAGCCTTGAGCCCCGGTACTGCGATGTTAAGGGCTTCTGCAAAAGATGCGGCGATGTCGCCAGGCGTGGTGATTGGCAACACAAATACGTCGCCATCGCGTGGGCTGAGTTTTTTTATCTTCTCGATGTCGATCATGCTGCTAAGGCCTCCGGCTGACATTGAGCGTGCTGCAGGTAAGCGCGCTCTAGTTTGGTGTCGTAGAGGTTGCGGGCGTAGCTCGGGCCGTTATAGCGCTTGGCGAACTCTGCCCATTTTTTGTTTTTCAGGGCTTTATGCAGGGCTGGGTCTGCCTCAATGAAGCGCACAAATGCCTCAAACTGCTCGGCCTCGCTCTTGGCCATGCGTTCGGCAAACTCTTGCACGCTGCTGTAACCGAGCAACTGCCAGTGGTAACCCATGATCTGGAAGGCGCCCCAGCTGGCTGATGCGAGGGCGCTGCTGTCATCGATCATGCGGGCGCGGGCCAGGCGTTGGTGCTCTGCGGTACCGCCTGCATAACCACCGGGGGCCGAGTTGATCAGGTTTGGATAGAGCCGCGCCAACTCATCGGCATGCTGTTTGAGTTGCTTTGCGTCGTCATCCGGGTGCTGTGGGCTGCACAGCTGGCGGTACATGATGTGCCGTTCAAACAGTAGGGTGGGCTTGCCGTTGCTGGCGAATCCATTGCCGAGGCTTTCCACCTGGTTGACTGCTAACACGATGGCTATATCAACTCCCAAGCGTTTCGCTGCTGCTGAAAGGTCGGCATGGCCGAGCAGGTTTGCGCAGCTTTTACCGGCTAACGCGTCTTGGGTTTTAGAACCGGCAATGCCGTCATCCACCAGGCCCACTTTGCGCTGATAAACGCGCACAGCCTTCTCGGTTTCGTCGCCGTAGTCACCGTCTACCCGTAGTTTGGCGCCACTGGCATTGAGTTTTTTTTGCAGCAGAGCAACGGCTTGCGAGCGATCGCCATGGCTTAGGGTAACGGTCATAGGGTTGGCCTCAGCAGGGCGGCAAGGTTGCCGCGTGAGCGGTAAACGAGAATGAGCAAAATCACGGCGATGGCGGTTTGCCATGGGCTGACGTGGGGCTGGTACAGCAAGATTTCTAAGCCAGCGCAGAGCAGGGCGGCAATCAGCAGGCAGGCGATGAGCGATATGCCGCGCCGGATTCGGGCGCCATTGCGCTGGAAGCACACAAGGCGCATGGCTGAGGCGATGTAGGCCACGGCTGCGAGTAGGGGCATCAGGGTGGTGAGCATGTTTACTCTCCTCCCCCTCGTTTGAACCAAGCCGGTACCAGCCCAGAAAAATCGGTTTTCTGGATCAGCTCTAGGGCTTTTAGGGCGAGGGGCACAACGATAATGGCTCCGACAAAACCACCGGGGCCGGTTTGGGTAATGGGTGTTTGGGTGACGATTTCAGAGGCGCTGACATAACCCACGCACGCGGAAATAAGCAGTCCGAGAATGCGTTGCCAAGGCTTGATATCGCTCTGGTGCATGGCAATGAGCGCCGCACCGATGATGGCGCCAAACAGGGCGTTGCCATCGAGCGCGGGCATTAAGGTTGCGAGGCCGACGCCAGCGGCGGCGGTGGCGACAACTGCGCCGGTAGTTGGCTCAGGCATGGTGCGTCCTTACTGCTGTTTGATCAGGATTGCCGGCGAGGTCATGGCCTACGTTCGGGCTGTGGGCGATCTGCACAAATGACAGCTGGTTGATGCGATCAACCACCTCACCCAGTAGTGCCGGACTGAAACGCTGGCCCACTGTGAAACCGAGGGCGCGGGCGCAGAACTCACTGCAGAACATGCGCTTTTTGTCATCGATGCCCATCGGTAGAATTTGGCTGGCAAAGATGCCTAGCCAGTCATAGCCCTTGCCCTTGTGGCGCGCGAATACCTGCTCAATCAGTTGAGGATTCGCCCAGGGCAGCGGGATTAAGTGCCAGTGGTTTGGGTTGAAGTCGACATTCTTGGCGCGCACACCACCATCCATTGCCGAGGCAGACAACCAACGACCATCTGGCATTACCAGCTCACAGTGGCTGAATTTTGATCGTGTCCACAGGCGTATAAGGCGATTAAAAAATGTGCCTTTGCTTTTGTAGAGCGCTAAATAAATCAGTCCCATAAATTCACCATTTGGCTTTGCTCAGCTGCTGCTTGGGCGGTGGGTAGGTTTACGCGGGTGCCGTGGGGCAGCGTGGTGCCCAACTCGGCAAGGCCGGGGTTGGCTTGAAGTACTTGCTCAACCACGCCAGCGGTGCGGCCGTAATGCCGCCAGCAGAGCTGGTCGAGGCTGTCGCCTTGCAGGGCGTGGGTGGTTTCCATCAGATCAGCTCGACCGTGGTGCGGCGTAAGCCGAGTAGGTCACTCACAGCCCAACGGGCATCGCGGCGCAGCTCATCAATGGAGGCGGTGAGTTCTTCGGCGTTTTTCTCGCCGGTGTTGGTGGTGTCGTAGCTGCGGTAGCGCTCGGCCACTTCAACTGATGTGGCGCAGTAGATTGCGCGCAGGTACTGCGCCTGCAGGATGCTGGCACCGTTGATCTGTTCGGCAGGTACATCGGCCAAGGTGGTGAAGCCTTCGGCCTGCCAGTTGAGTTTTTTGGCTAATAGCAGGCGGTTTACGCTTATGAGGGCGCCAACGATGGCGACTTCAAGCCGTTTGTTGGTGACGCTGGGATTGATGCGCTGCGCTTCACGCACATCGTCTGCATCGATGTCAGGCCAAAAGCCGTCATTGCTCAAGGTGAATGCAGCTGATGTACCACCGGCAATGAATCCGCTCATTGTGGGCGCGCCCGTCGGTCTGCCTTGGATATTGCACGCCTCAACTCTTGCCGGCTGAATTGCGGGTAATTTGCGCAAAGGCGATCAAATGCGGACCGTGCGTTTTGGATACTCAGAAATTGTTCACGCGGCGTAGCAGGCATTACTTCATGGTTGATGACTGGGCCGGTACAGACTGTGCGGTCGTATTCTTCAGCCGAGGTCGCATACTGCTCTGCAATATTAAAGAGCAAGACTTCACGCGGGCTTTGCTGAAAGTTGCACATGTACTGTTTTTGGAACTCATTCATCGTAATGCCTGTTGTGTTGAATAAGTCGGCGGTGGTCGGGGCGTCACTTTGGGAAGGAGTAACCCAAGATCAGCCCCGAGCCGCCGGGGTGCGTGGGGACGCTCGGTTAGCTGGCGTTTTGTTGCGCAGCGTATTTTTTCAAGTAGCGGTCAACGCGCTCCAAATCTTTTTTGCCACCGCAATTGGCGTGCAATTCAATGGCGCGGGTCAGGTGCTGCTTGGCTGTGTAGAAGTTGTCAAAGTCCGTTTCAGCGGGTTTGTCATCCACCGGCAAACCGGCGTATTGCTTGCCCAGCGCCAGATGCAACTTGGCGCGCGCCTGGTCTGGCATATCCTCAGTGGCCGTCAGCTGTTCGACGGAAACCAAGGTTTCCAGTGAGAAGCTGTGGCCGAGTTTGTTGGCGTTGAGTGCTGCTGTGGCCACTTCTTCTGCGATAAAGCAGCCGGTGGTTCGGGCAAAGCGGTCGGGCATCACCAGCTTGTGCTTGAGAACGTAGGCCGCAATTTCGATCGCGCCGGTGTAATCGGCGATATCGATGTGCCAGGTCATCATGGTGGTGAGTACTTCGTCCTGTGCTCCGTTGCCCGCTGCCAGTACGCCTTGCACATAGGGTAGGTAAGCCGGTAGCAGCTGTTTTTTTAGCTCGACTTTGCTTTCTGTGCCCTGGATGTTCTTGAGGCGCAGCCGATCCTGTGCAAGCTGGCCGAGCTGCAGTTCGTAGGTGGTTGCACCTTCCATGCTGATGGCTGGCGATGCGGCTGCGGCCTCAATGGCTGCGCGTTTGCGCAGCTGGTTGCGTTGGGCTGGTGTCAGGTTCATGGCGCGCCTCTTAGGCCTCGGTTGGTTCTGGGTAGTCGACGGCAGTGATGCCTTCAACCAGGGCGACCAGGCCGAAGTCTTCGATGACGTAGGACTCGTTGGACGACTGGTAGTCGGCAATGCGATCCAGCTCTGGCTCATCTTTCAAGTGACGACGACGCGCTCCGTTCTGGTAGTAGATGGAGAGGTTGCTCAGGGTGGTGACCAGCACGGTGTTATCCGGGAAGAACGGAGCGTCGACCACTTGCAGTCCGCCAAGGCGGGCGCGGCTGACGATTTCTTGCGCGGCGTTTTCTTCCTCGTTGGAGTCGGCACCCTTTTCCACGGCAGCCAGCAGTTTGCTGTGCATGAGGTTGCGCGAAACCATCACGCGCAAATCTGGACGGCTGCGGTGCCATGGGTCGAGCATTTGCACGGCATCGAATACCAGACCGTCAAGGTTGGCGTAGTCGCCCTCGAAGACTGTATCGACTCCGGCAACTTTGATTACTTTGCGCGGGCCGATGGTAGCGTTGTCGAGCACGCGGTCGGTGGCGCCGGTGCGGATCTTCTGCAGCCAGCCAATGTTGACGTCTTGCAGCAATGGGTTGGTGGCTCGGTCTGTGGTTACGGCCGCACTGGTGCCGTTAAAGCCGATCATGATTCGATCGAGGGCTTGGCGCATGATGATGGCTTTGCTCAACTTGACCTGGAAGTCGGGGAACTTGGCCCAGGCATCGAGCAAGGCATATGGGAACGCGCTGTCAAAGTTGGTTTGTTTGCAGGTGTAAGAATCTTTGCTCAGGGCGCTACGGTTTTGCGGGGTGCGTGCAGTACCGCCGGCTGTGTCAGTGCGGCTGGCGATCGGTCCATTAACGCCAAGTAAAAGGGCTTCACCGGACTGCTCATCGACGCCAATGATGTTGATTTGTTTGAGGAAACCATCGGACTCCTGCACCGCTACTTCAAGCTTTTGCTGGATAGATGGGTCGACGCTGAATTTTTCGTGTGCGCTAGCCACGCCATTGAGCAAGGCGATTTGCACGGCCAGGGCGGCGAAGGCGAAGCGAGTTTCTTTACGCATGGGGTGTTCTCCGGTGAATAGGCTTTTCGGTTGGGCCGTGGGATCAGTAATCAGTCAGCAAGGCGCCATCACCGCCAGTAACTGCTGGGCGCTGCTGTTGGTGGTGGCTTTGTGTGCCAGCCAACTGGGTTTTTAGCGCCGTGAATTGGGTGTCGAGGGTGTTGAGCTTGGTGCTCAAATCAGCCGTCTTTTTCTGCTCGGCAGTCAGTAAATCGCTGAGCTCTTTGCTGTGTTGGGCGATGGCTTCCACCGCCTCGCCAACGGCAGAAAACTCTTTGTCATCTTTAACCTGCTTGCCGTTTAGCAAGCTTTGAACCTTGCTGAACAAGGTCGCGCCGATACTTGGCTTCTCTTCAAATTCTTCAAAGGCCAGCTCTGCCTCAACCGCCTCGGTGAACATCGAGGTTGCCGAGTAATGGCGGTCTTTGAACGGGCTGGCTTCTGGTTTTTGCGCGGAGAATGCAAGTACATCAGTGCCCAGGCTGGCGGGGGAGTCGGTCACGGCAAGCCCGACGATGTAGGCTTCGCCGGTGTCGGCAAAGCTGTCGTCGATTTCGATAGAGGTGTAAATCTTTTGCTTGGCCTTGTTCATCGCAATCAGGTCGGCGGTCGGCTCGATCTGGGCGAATAGGGCCAATTTGGTCTGGCCGTTAATTTCAACTTCTTCGACCTTTACTGCAGTTACATCACCGTAGGCCTTGAACGGGCCATCGGGCATCAAACCACGATAGTGCTCCAGCCACACGCGGGCGCCGTAGGTGGCAGTGTTGAAGTTCTTTGCAGCTTGCTCAAGCCAGCTGCGTTTGATCGTGCGTTTGTCCGATGTGGCACCTTCAACGGCGACGCGGAACCAGTTGGAGCGGAATTTCTTCATGGTGGATGGCCTCAATGCGGTGTCGGCGTTTTGCCGTTGCGTTGAGGGCATGGTCGGTAGCTGGAGGCTTACGGGCAACGTGCCGCGCTTGTGGTCGCTGCCGATACAGGCGGCGCCACTACTGAGCCTCGCGCGAGAGCGTCAGCATCTGCGCCATGAATGCTGCCGTTGAAATTCCTACCCGAGATAACCGCCGCCAAGCCAAATTTTTGTATTGGACGGGTTGGCGCGTCACCGAAATTGCCGAGTGCCTGGGCGAGAAAGAGAAAACCGTCCACTCATGGAAAGCGCGTGATGAATGGGACCGTGCCAGTAATGTAGAGCGCATTGGCGGTGCATTGGAAGCGCGCCTCGTCCAATTGATTTTGAAGGAAGGCAAAACCAGCGGCGACTTCAAAGAGATCGATTTACTGCACCGTCAGTTGGAGCGCCAAGCCAGAATTGAGCGCTACCAGGGCGGCGGTACCGAAACTGATCTGAACCCCGAGCTTTCCAAGCGTAATGAGGGGCCGAAGAAGAAACCCAAGCGCAATGAGTTCGATGAGCAACAGATTGAACTGCTTACGGAGGCGTTTATTGATGGCTGTTTCGGTTATCAGTTGGACTGGTACCGGGCAGGGGATCAGCGCACCAGGGCCATCCTCAAAAGTCGGCAGATTGGTGCCACTTACTACTTTGCGCGGGAGGCGTTTCTCGATGCCCTGGTCACGGGTCGCAATCAGATATTTTTGTCCGCTTCAAAGAACCAAGCGCACATTTTCAAGGCTTACATTCAGGCGTTTGCGCGGGAGGTTGTCGGCGTTGAGTTGACCGGTGATCCAATCATTCTGGGTAACGGCGCCGAGCTGCATTTTCTGGGTACCAATGCCCGGACTGCTCAGGGCTATCACGGCAACTTCTATTTCGATGAGTTCTTCTGGACGTTCAAGTTTAACGAGCTGAACAAGGTCGCCAGCGGCATGGCGATGCAGAAGCAATACCGCCGCACGTACTTTTCAACCCCGTCGAGCATGGGCCATGAAGCCTACCCATTCTGGACGGGCGAGCGCTTCAACAAGGGCAAGCCTGCGGCGCAGCACTTGAATATCAATGTGAAGCATGAGGCGCTGCAGCACGGCAGGCTGTGCGAGGACAAAATCTGGCGGCAAATCGTCACCATTCTGGATGCCGAGCAGGGTGGTTGCGATCTGTTCGACATCGAGGAGCTACGCCTTGAGTACAGCGCGGATGCCTTCGCCAACCTGCTGATGTGCCAATTTGTTGATGATGGCGCATCAATCTTCCCGCTTAACGTGCTGCAAAAATGCATGGTCGATAGCTGGGTTGAGTGGGGCGAGGATTACAAGCCATTCGCCGCGCGCCCCTTTGGCGATCGTGCTGTATGGGTTGGCTATGATCCTGCTGAAACCGGTGACTGCTCGGGGTTGGTTGTGGTTGCGCCGCCTATGGTGCCGGGTGGCAAATTCCGTGTGCTTGAGCGCCATCAAATCCGAGGCATGGACTTCGCCTCACAGGCTGAAACCATCCGGCTGATCACCCAACGCTACTGGGTGACTTACATCGGCATTGATACCACCGGCATGGGATCTGGCGTGGCGCAGCTGGTTAAGCAGTTTTTCCCTAACGTCAAAACATTCAGCTACTCGCCCGAGGTGAAAACCCAGCTGGTACTCAAGGCTTATGACGTGATCCACAAAGGCCGGCTTGAGTTTGACGCCGGTTGGACGGATCTGGCCCAGGCACTGATGGCCATCCGCAAAACCATGACCGCAAGCGGCAGGCAGTCGACCTATACCGCTGGGCGAACAGACGCAACAGGCCATGCTGATCTGGCGTGGGCTCTTTTTCACGCATTACAAAACGAACCGCTGGAAGGGCAGACAACTGCCAACACCGGGCGGATGGAGATGCTTTGATGACTACAACAGGTTCTGAGGTGGCGGTAACTGCTGCCCAAGCAGAAAAGCCAAAGGGCAGCGTGGTGTTCAGCTTTGGTGAGCCCACTTCGGTGCTGTCATCGCGTGAGATGTTTGACTATTTGGAGTGCTGGTATAACGGCCGCTGGTATGAGCCACCACTGTCGATGGATGGCTTGGCGCGATCGGTGAAGGCCAGTGTGCATCTGGACTCTGGCCTGCGCTTTAAGCGTAATCAGTTGAGCCGGTCATTCATCCCGCACAAGCTGTTATCGCGTCAGGCGTTCAATCAGTGGGCTCAGGATTATCTGGCTTTGGGTAATGGGTATGTCGAGGCGCGGCGTTCCGTGCTGGGTAATGCCATCAGCCTGCAAACGCCGCTTGCTAAATACATGCGGGTGGGTAAAGACGATCGGTTCTTCCAAGTGCAAGGTTGCCAGAAAGAACACGAATTTGAAGCGGGCAGCATTTTTCATCTGCGTGAGGTGGATTTGCACCAGGAGATATACGGGTTGCCTGAGTGGGTGAGTGCGCTGCAGTCGGCTTTACTCAACCAGTCGGCCACGCTGTTCCGGCGCAAGTACTACGAGAACGGCAGTCACGCCGGCTTCATCCTGTACATGACAGATGCCGCACAGGACCAGGGCGACATTGATGATTTGCGCACCGCGCTGAAAAACTCAAAAGGCCCGGGCAATTTCCGCAACCTGTTTGTGTACGCGCCAAACGGCAAAAAGGAAGGTCTGCAGATTATTCCGGTCAGTGAGGTGGCCGCGAAAGATGAGTTCAATTCGATCAAAGACCAAACCCGTGAGGATGTGCTGGCCGCGCTGCGCATGTACCCACAACTGATGGGCATAGTGCCAAAGAATGCCGGCGGTTTCGGATCACTGAAAGAAGCTGCAGAAACCTACGCCCGTCTTGAACTCGAGCCGCTGCAGGAGCAGTTCAGGCAGCTCAACGACTGGGTAGGCGAAGAAGTGGTGCGCTTCCTGCCATTTGATGAAGGCACTGAAAACTAA